CCTGACCTTTCTCTCCCTGAAACGGCCAGCCACATACCCATATCACCCTTTGAGAAGCCGTAGAAGGCCGTTTTAAGCGTGATTGATACCAAACCTAAACCAAAGTCTCGAGGGGCAATTAAAAAAGCCCTTATAGGCTCATTAAAGCCACGCATTTACAGTCCGTTGCTTAAAAGCGCATCAAAATCGCAAGATGTGATCGATTTAGCCGAGAAAATTGGTATGCCATTGATGCCTTGGCAGAAATGGGTGCTTGATGATATTTGCAGGGTCAATAAAAAAGATGAATGGAAAGGCGTACAGCTGTATTGCTGGTAGCACGCCAAAATGGCAAGACCCATTTAGCCCGGATGCTTATTCTGACTCATTTGTTTATTTGGAATTCAAAATCGGTAATTGGTATCTCTTCTAATCGAAATATGGCATTACAAACATTTCGGGATGTGGCTTACATAATTGAAGACCACTTATTCTTAAAACAGCAAGTTAGATCTATCCGATACGCCAATGGTCAAGAATCGATAACTACAAAAGCTGGGTGCCGATATGAAATCCTTGCAGCTACTCGAGATGGAACCCGTGGTAAAACTGCCCAATTTCTATTTGTTGACGAATTGCGTGAAATATCCGAAGAAGCATGGCAAGCAGCTGTGCCGGTAACCAGAGCGACCTCTGGACAGATATTTGCCTGCAGTAATGCTGGCGATTACTTCTCAACAGTATTAAATACAATGCGAGAAAACTCTTTGTCGTATCCTACAAAATCGCTTGGCTGGTATGAATACTCAGCACCTCAACATTGTGATATTAGAGATGAAAAAGCCTGGGCTATGGCAAATCCGGCACTTGGCCACACAATTACCAAAGAGACATTGTCAGAGGCAGTTGCTACAAATAGCATCGAATCAACCCGGACAGAAATGCTTTGCCAATGGATTGACAGTTTGCAATCGCCGTGGGTCTACGGATCGATTGAAGCTACGAGCCAATCAGACCTACTTCTTCCGGTAGGTACGCAAACCGTTCTTGCGTTTGATGTGGCTCCGACCAAACGATCTGGAGCACTTGTTGCAGCCCAAGTGCTTCCAGACGGAAAGATCGGCGCAGGTTTAATGCAGTTATGGACATCCGAAATTGCAATTGATGAAATTAAAATGGCAAGCGATATAAATGATTGGGCAATGAAATATCGGCCAATGAAAATCCTGTATGACAAATATGCCACAGCTTCTATTGCCCAAAGACTTGAACAATCTGGTCATAAGGTAGAAGATTGCTCCGGACAAGCCTTTTATCAAGCATGCAGTGACCTAGGGGATGCACTGGCTAATTTAAGGCTTGTTCACTCAGGGCAAAAAGAATTAGTTGCACATCTGAACAACTGTGCAGCTAAGACCAACGACGCTGGCTGGCGAATTATCCGTAGGAAATCTGCGGGAGATGTAACTGCGGCTATTTCGCTAGCCATGGTTGTTCATGAACTTGCAAAACCTCAGCGTGTCGCTAATATCATTATTTAAGATTATTATCTCAATATGTGGTATCATTTATAACTATGGGTATATTGGCCAATCTAGGATTGACATCAAATAAAAAGTCCGTAAAGGCACAATATGCCCCCGCTATTATGGATGTGCCTTATGGCACTTGGTTTGGCAATAATAATTTCGGCGGATATAACAATTATGTTAATGCCATTGATCGCCAAGCAGCTGTGTCAGTACCGGCTGTTACAAGATGTTTAAATTTAGTTAAAGGTGTTATTTCAGCTGTACCACTTGAAGTTTATTCAACTACAACCGGTGAAGAATTAGCAAGTCCTGTTTGGGTTGGTCAACCAGATAAAAGACAACCAAGATCCGTAACAATTGCTTGGACAGTTGATTCACTATTTATGTATGGCGCAGCTTACTGGCGTGTAACTGAGATTTATGCAGATGATAATCGCCCAGCAAGATTTGAATGGGTACAAAACGATCGAGTATCACAAAAATTAAATAAAAACAATACTGAGGTTGAGTATTACATGGTTGACTCTGTTCGTGTACCAATGGATGGTGTTGGATCATTAGTTACATTCCAAGCAATGGATCAAGGCCTGCTTTTAAGAGCTGCTCGAACAATTAAATCAGCAATTGACATTGAAGCAGCTGCCGCAGTCGCATCCCAGACTCCAATGCCATCCGGATATATCCGTAATACCGGAGCAGATCTTCCAGATGCTCAAGTTCAAGGTTTATTGGCTACTTGGAAGCAAGCTCGTCAAAATCGCTCAACTGCATACTTAACTTCATCTTTGGAATACCAACCAGCATCATTTTCACCTAAAGACATGATGTATAACGAAGCATCTCAATACCTTGCAACGCAAATCGCACGTGCTTGCAATGTACCTGCTTATTACATTTCAGCAGACATGAATAACAGCATGACATATCAAAACATTATTGATGGCCGTAAAGAATTTGTTGCATATTCATTGCAACCATTTATCACAGCTATTGAAGATCGTTTATCTATGGATGATCTAACTCCAAGAGGTCAAGTTGTTAGATTCTCTTTGGATGAATCATTTTTAAGAGCAGATGCCACTGAAAGATTAAATGTAATAGAAAAAATGTTAAATCTTGGCTTGATTACAGTTGATCAAGCTAGAGGAATGGAAGACCTAGCACCGAATGGAGAAGCAGGAATTGATATTAACCTTCAGTAGTCCAATTGAGGCCAGCGATGCTGGTCGCAGAATTATTTCAGGCGTTGTAGTGCCATTTAATAAGGTTGGCATGACAAGTGCCGGAGCGGTTGTATTTGAACCCGGATCAATCAGCATCGAAGATCCTAAAAAAATTAAATTATTAGCACAACACTCAGCAACAGATCCAATCGGTCGTGCAATGTCATTTCAAGAAACTCCAACTGAAATCCGTGGTCAATTCAAAGTTAGTGCTAGTCAAAAAGGCCAAGATTATTTAGTAATGGCATCAGAGGATTTAATTTCTGGTTTATCTGTTGGTGTTGAAGTTACAGCATCAAAGCCAGGAAGAGACGGCACACTTTATGTTTCAGCCGCCGTATTAAAAGAAGTTTCCTTAGTCGAAAGTCCTGCTTTTCAGGATGCAATCGTTACCAAGGTAGCAGCGAGCGAAAGCGAGACTGCAGAAGCAACCCAAATCGAAAACCAAACCGAAAGCGAGGCAATCGTGGAAGACAAAACTCCCGTAGCCGCAACACCAGAGGTTGAAGCTGCTGCAGCTCCAGAAGCAGCACGTCCAACCATCACAGCAACATCACAGCCATACAGCTCACAAACTGTTCGCCATGGAATCACTTCTATGGGTCGTTACACAGAGCACAAAATTAAAGCATCTCTAGGCAATGAGGAATCAAAGCTTTGGGTTGCAGCATCAGAAGATCCATTAGTGGTTCAAGCAGCAGTTGACTCAATTGGTACAACTAACCCTGCATTCAACCCAGTACAGTACCTACGCGAGTTCGTGTCAAACACAAACTTTGCTACTCCAGCAATCGATGCAATCAGCCGTGGCACATTGCCAACATCTGGTATGTCATTTTCAATTCCATCACTTGATATAAATGGTGGCGGAACTGCACCTACAGTAGCTGCAACAGCTGAATCAGGTACACCATCAAACACAGGTATGGTTACTGATTACATCACAGGTACTGTTTCAAAGTATGCTGGACAAAACACAGTAACTCTAGAACTTCTAGAGCGTTCTGACCCAATTTTCTACGATGAGTTAACAATCCAAATGCAACGCGCATACCTAAAGGCAATCGATGCAGCTGTAATCGCTGGATTTATTTCTGATGGAACCGCAGCAACTGCACAAGCAGGAACTTCTTCTGGAATTATCTCTTATGTAGGCACAGAGTCACCAGCAGTTTATTCTGCTACTTCATACTTTGCTCGCAACCTAGTTGTTGGTACAGGTCTATGGGGAACTCTTATTGGTGCAACTGATTCATCAGGTCGCCCAATTTACAACGCTCAACCAACAACAACTGCGATGAACTCAGCTGGTGTAACTAGCCCAACTTCAATCCGCGGCAATGTACTTGGTCTTGATCTTTATGTTGACAACAACGCAGTATCTTCAGTTGCTTCAAACTGTGCATTTATCGTTGCTCCAGAAGCTGCAACTTGGTATTCATCACCAACTTCATACTTCTCAGTCAATATCGTTTCAAACATGCAGGTACAACTAGCAATCTACGGCTATGGTTCTTATGTAACCAAGCAAGCTGGCGGTATCCGCAAGTTCGTTAAATCAGCTTAATTAACTAGATCTACCCCGGGTGAGTAGCCCTTCATCCGGGGTAGTTTGAAAGAAGGCAACCATGGCAGCCA